GAATCTAAAGGCTCCCGTCAAATCAGGCGACAACCCTAGACGGGCCTCCTTTCTAGCGCGTATGGGCAATATGCCTGGGCCTGAATACAAAGATGGCGAACCTACTCGCCTTCTGTTGTCCCTCCGAGCCTGGGGCGCATCGTCCAAAGCAGATGCAAGATCTAAAGCCAAGGCTATATCGGCGAGGAACAAGAAGTGAGGCCCATTTCAGTTGGTGTAAGTCCTACGGCTGCGGTTCTGACCACGGTCTATACGGTTCCGACTGGGTATTACTCTAAGTTTACGGTGATGTACATCCACAACACGGGTGGGTCTACTAAGCACATTACTGTTCAATGGATTGACTCTAGCGCAAGTGCCACCTATGACATCCTGACGCAATACAACTTCACTACAAAACAGTATTTGCAATTTGATGGCAATGCGTACATCGTGTTAGAAGAAGGCGATTCAATCAAGATCACTACTGAGTCTGGTAGCACATTCAGTTTTATCGCAACCTTTGAAGAAATAGGATTGACACGGCAATGACCTATCTTGAACTTGTCAACGATGTTCTGATTCGGTTGCGGGAAACGCAGGTTTCAACCGTAACGGAAACGACCTACTCTACGCTGATTGGCAAGTTTGTCAATGATGCCAAGCGCCAGATCGAGGATGCATATGCGTGGAACGTGTTGGGCACTACGCTTACCTTCAACACGGTGTCTGGCACTTACATTTACTCGATGACTGGTGCTGGACAGAAGTTCCAAGTCATGGATGCAATCAATACGACCGCTAATGTCGGCCTGCGGAACATTTCGTTTGTGGAGATGAATCGTCTTCAGAATTTCAGCACTCCGGTTTCTGGCATTCCAGAAGCATATGCGTTTGACGGTGTTGATGGCAGCGGAGATACAAAGGTTGTTCTGTGGGGCCGTCCGGACAATGTGTACACAATCAAGTTTGCTTTGACTGTGCCGCAGGCTACGCTCTCGTCTGATAGCACTTCTGTGCTTGTGCCTGATGTCTTGGTTGTACAGAATGCCTACGCTCGTGCCCTGGTGGAGCGCGGGGAAGACGGTGGTTTAGCTTCATCGGAGGCGTACCAGCTTTATAGAGCCATGCTAGCAGATTACATTGCTCTTGAGAGCACTCGTTACCCAGAAGCCCAAGAATTTGTTGCTGTATGAGTGAAGTCCTCCAGATTGCCAGTGTTTCAGCGCCAGGGTTCTTTGGCCTGAACACTCAGGACTCGCCTCTTGATCTGGCGGCTGGTTTTGCTTTGGTTGCAACAAATGCTGTCATCGACCAGTACGGGCGCATTGGATCTCGCAAGGGCTGGTCTAAAGTCAACTCCTCATCTGGCAATCTTGGGGCCAATCCTGTTGGCGTAATCCATGAGTTGGTACAGTCTGATGGCACACTCACGGTCTTGTTTGCTGGCAACAACAAGCTGTTCAAGTTGGATGGCTCTAATGCTGTCGTAGAGCTTACTTATGGCGGCGGTGGTAGTGCGCCTACCATCACGGCAAACAACTGGTCTTGCGCCTCTCTGAACGGTATTACTTACTTCTTCCAGACGGGCCACGATCCGTTGATCTACGATCCCGCAGTCAGCACGACTACTTATCGTCGGGTCAGCGAGAAGACGGGGTATGTAGCCACCGTGCCTAGCGGAGACATTGCTATTTCTGCATTTGGTCGGCTGTGGGTTGCCAATACATCTACGGTCAAGAACACCGTTTACTTTTCTGACCTATTAGCTGGGCATGTGTGGTCTACAGGGACTTCTGGTTCACTCAATGTAGACCGTATTTGGCCTAATGGGCCTGACGAGATTCAGGGTCTTGCAGCGCATAACGGCTTCCTTATCATCTTTGGAAAGCGCCAAATCCTTGTTTATCAGGATGCCACGACTCCCTCCACAATGGCTTTGAGCGATACGGTTGGTGGGATTGGCTGCATTGCCAGGGATTCGATCCAGACCACCGGCAAGGATGTGTTGTTTTTAAGCAACTCCGGGTTGCGTTCTTTTGCCAGAACGATTATTGAGAAATCTGCGCCGCTTGGTGACTTGTCCAAGAACGTCAGGAATGACCTGATGGACATTGTGGCTGGCGAGACTTTTGCAAACATTAAGTCCGTCTACTCTGAAAAAGAGGCGTTTTATCTGCTGACGCTGCCGTCCGTGGAAGAGGTGTATTGCTTTGATACACGCGGCCAGCTTCAAGATGGTTCTTTTAGGGTAACAGTCTGGGACTCTATTGAGCCAACGGCTTTGTTGTCTCGCAGAAATGGTGATGTACTTATTGGTAAGACAGGCTATATTGGCAAGTACACGGGCTATCAAGATGATGGCACATCGTACAGGATGCTGTACTACACCAACCATTCAGACCTTGGTAATGCAAATGTTACGTCTATTCTGAAACGGCTTAAGACTACCGTCATTGGTGGCACAAATCAGACTGTCACCATGAAATGGGGTTTTGATCTAATTACAAATTATCAGTCTGCTAATGCTCAAATCCCAACCCAAGGCATCTCTGAGTACGGTATTGCTGAATATGGAGCGAACGGTTCGCCAGTTGCATATTATTCAGAAGGCATATTGATTCAGATTCTTTCTGTTCCAGCAACTGGAAGCGGAAAGATTGTGCAAACAGGCTATGAGTCTGACATTAATGGATCTGCGTTGTCTATCCAACGCATTGAGATTCAATATAAAGATGGGAAACTATCATGAGTAACTACACCAAGAGTACTAACTTTGCCACTAAAGATGCGCTTGCATCTGGCAATCCCTTGAAGATTGTCAAGGGCACGGAGATTGATACTGAGTTCAACAACATTGCTACTGCTGTTGCAACTAAAGTTGATGCATCAGGGGCGCTTGGAACTCCATCTTCAGGAACATTAACTAACTGTACTGGACTTCCTGTTTCTACAGGTATTTCTGGTTTAGGAACTGGTGTTGCTTCTGCATTAGCAGTCAATGTTGGATCTTCCGGTGCTCCAGTTGTAAATGGTGGTGCGCTTGGTACTCCTTCGTCTGGAACTTTAACAAATGCAACTGGCCTGCCTTTGACTACTGGTGTTACTGGAACTTTGCCTGTAGCAAATGGTGGTACTGGAGTTACCTCTCCAGGGACTTCTGGGAATGTATTGACAAGTAATGGTACAGCTTGGGTATCAAGTGCTCTTAGTAGCGGTATTCAAGGCCAAGCCTTCACCAGCAACGGTACATTCACTATTCCAACCGGCATAACCGCAGTCAAAGTTACCGTAGTTGGTGGGGGTGGTGGGGGTGGCGGCGTTAATGGTGTTTGTGGTTGTAATACCATACCAGGTGGTGGCGGTGGCGGGGGTGGGACGGCAATTTCGTTTTTAACTTCTTTAACGCCGGGAAATACACTATCGGTGACTATTGGTTCTGCGGGTACAGCAGGTGGCACGGCGCCAAGTAATGGCGGCGCTGGCGGCAATTCATCAGTTGCCTCTGGGACGCAATCTATATCAACTATCACTGGAAATGGCGGATCGGGAGGTGGTAGTAGTAATGCTCCTTCTGGAGGCGCTGGTGGATCGTCATCTGGTGGGACTATTAATATCACTGGTCAAGGTGGAGGCGCAGGCGCTTTCGGTTATGCAAGTGGTCTTGGTGGTTCCAGCACTCTTGGTGGTGGCGGTAGAGGCGTAAACGCTAATTCGTCTGGAGTGGCAGGTGGTGCTTATGGCGGTGGAGGTTCAGGTGGAATTAGTAATTTAACCGCATCAGGCGGCGCAGGCGCGGCTGGCGTAGTTATTTTTGAATGGTAATCAACATGACCACACAAAACTATCTGATGATTAATCAATCAACCAACACGGTTGACAATGTTTGTCTGTGGGACGGCAACCCCAACACTTGGCAACCCCCGGCGGGGGTGGATATGCTTGTTCAAGAAACGACCATGACGCTAGTTTGGGTTTGGGATGCTGCAATTAAGGATTATGTCCTTGGGCAACAAATGGGGCAGGGTCAAATTGGGTTTACTTGGAACGGCACCGAATGCGTAACCAACGAGCCAAAGCCCCCTAAACCTGAGCCGCAGCCTGTAGTGACCGGAGCGCAGACCCTATGACACCACTTACCCCCAAGTTTTCTGTGGTACAGGACGGCACAACGCTGAATGTGTATCACGCAGACAGGGGTGAGGGCTTGCCCAGACACGAGCATTTGTATTCTCACTTGACCATGTGTCACGCCGGTAGTTGCATCGTTCGCAAAGATGGCAAGGAGTTGGTGATGACTAAGGACACCCAGCCTGTGAATTTAATCGGCCATGAGTGGCACGAAATCGAGGCGCTTGAGGATGGTACTGTGTTTGTAAACGTATTTGCTGAACAATGAATAGCAAAGACTGGCTAAGGGAAAATTTTGTTGAGTTTGCGCTCCCTGCGCCAGCTATTGAATGGCTATTGATGCTATGGGATGCCATACAGCTTTTTGATGATGTTGCTGATGGAGATGAAGTAAAGCGAGAAGACTTGGATGTGGTAATTTGGAATGCTCTGGTTGGTATGCATCAGAATCCATTCTGGCAAGCGAACGCTAATAGTCTTCTTCCTGTTGTGGCAACGATGGTTTTGAAGTGGCAGGCATCTGATGAGGTAGAGAGAGATGGCAAGGCAGATGCAAGATCGTTTGTTTGGAGAGCCGGTTATTACGATGTTGTTCTGATGGTTGTGACTCTGTGTCATCCAGCAAAACAAGCAAAAGAACTTTCTCGCTATGTTATGGAGTTGTATGGCGAAAAGTTTGAAGATTATTTGAAGGAGTTTAATCATGCCTGATCCAGTATCAGCACTTGCTGGCGCATCAATAGTTGGTGGTGTAATGCAAGCGGAGTCCGCAGCAGATGCGGCTCAAGCGTCCTCCGCTGCTCAACTAGAAGCAGGCCGACTATCTGCTGAAGAAGCACGTTTTCGTCCGGTAGGCATCACAACCCGCTTTGGTCGTTCGACGTTTCAATACGGCCCTGAAGGCCGTGTTACTGGCGCTGGCTACGAGGTGTCTCCTGAGCTAAGGGCTTATCAAGATCGTCTGATGGGCCTGACGGGCATGGGCTTGACCCAGGCAGAGGCTGCTCCTGGCCTGTATCGTCCATTGATGGGCGCTGCTCCTCGCTTGTTTGGACTAGGTACTGAGTATCTTGCAGAGTCACCTCAAGAAGCTGCACGGCAGTACATGGCGCGTCAGCAAGAGTTGCTGGCTCCGAGCAGGGAAAGGCAACTGTCGCAACTTCAGAATCGCCTATTTCGAACGGGTCGTGAGGGTTTGGCTGTTGGCGCTACTGGCGCTCGTCCTAGCGGTGCTGCTGGTCTTGGTGCTGCATCTCCTGAGATGGAGGCGTATTACAACGCTCTGGCTCAACAAGATGCTGCATTGGCTGCAGATGCACAACGGGCTGGCATGGAACAGACTCGGTTTGGTGCTGGGTTGTTTGGGACTGGTGCTGACTTGCTTAGTGCTGCTTATCGTGGTCAGATTGGCGCATTGGCTCCGTTTGAGACTTATCTGGGTCAGGCAAAGGCTATTGAGGCTCTTGGACAGCAACCTCTGGATATTGGGGCACAGTTGGGTGGTCGTGCGGCTAGTCCTGCGGCGGC